CTCTGAGATTACCATATACCATTAATGTATTGGTAGTAATATCAACATTTCCCAAAGGATTACCGTCATTGGGAAATGTTGTTATACTATAATTACCAGTATTAATTCTTTTGCTTGCGCCCATAGAGACTCTCGTTTAGAGTATTTATTCAAAATAACAATTAACTCTTTTTCAAAGAAAAAAATAGGCTGATAAACAGCCTATTTTGGATTAATTTAAATTAATCAAGCATTGTCTACACGAACAAGAGTCACTGCTTGCCATGCAGGCTGTGAATCCAATACAGTTACGCCATCGCTGTAAGGGGTACCCAAATAGTAACGCCATTTTGTGTTGTCCCATTCCCAAACAAATTTATTGCTAATACGTGAAACATTAAACTGTTCGGTTACTGTGCCTTGAGCTGCACTAACTGTTTGTGTAGCACAACTGACTGTAACGTTCGTCGAACTGTTAACTGCAACAATAGTTACATTACCAGTTAAACCTGTGCCAGAAAGTTGGTGATCAATACTGGGTGTAGTATATCCTGATACGTTAGCTCCTGTCCATGTTACATAAGCAAATGCCCTATTATTAGTGTAACCGCCGCCACCTGTTCCAATGTTAGCGGTATTAGCACCAAGTACAGTTGCTACGTTTGCTAATATAGTCATAGTATTGGCAGTTGTTAGTTCTGCAGAAGTTGCATTAACCAAAGATGCTACTGTGGTATTTGCATCCGAAGAGTTATTAACTTCGAATTTACGCATACCTTTTTGGAAGATAATGTAACCTGTGTCAATTGCTCCGCCAGTATCTCTGATAAAGCTGCAACGAATAGTTGGCACTGTTTGGTCAGTGTCACCGCCGGTGCCACCAATATTAGTGCCGTTGATTTGTGTTGGACTTACATAGCTGTCTGTAACAATGCTAGCACTGGCTTCATAACCAGGCCCGCCTGTTCTTGTATGTTGTATTTTTAATTTTGCCATTTCATTTATTCCTTTATGTTAGCGTTCTAGGCTACCCGGAGTGGCGCTCACGAGAATCATAGTACACTAATATTTATCGTATAACCAACAAAAAAGGGCCTTGCGGCCCTTTAGTGTCTTCCCATCCCGAGTGGTAAGTAAACTCTTGATTACTGGAACGATAGGTTAGCTACGCTAATTTCGCTTAGGTAATCACCAGCATTGCCTAGAGACGATGCTGTGTTTGTTAACTCAACATATCCGTAACGAGTCATAAAGCCTACGACTGGTTCGAATGTTGTTGGATCTAGAACAACGCCAGAGCTCATTAGAGGAATATATGGGCAGTAGAATGCTGCGGCATCAGCCTCGCTTGAACCTTTGTATCCAACTAGAACGGCTGTGCTATCGCTAGCATAGCTGTCTACGTAAATACGCATTGCTCCGTTTAGTGTACCAACAAATTTTGTATTTGTTGGAGCTTCAAACGTACCTTCTGTTGTACGAGCGAAAGCACTGGTTGTTGCAGACTGAAGAACAGTCAATGCAGCTGGGCTAACAACTGCCCAGTTACCAGCGCCACGACGTGTACGCTGAGCGATCAAGTTAGCTGCACGATTGATTAGAACAGCTAGAGCAGCGTGTTCGTCACCAACGAATGTAGCAGTACCAGATACAGCAGCTTGGTCATAAGCAAAGTCTGTAGCAGAAAGAGCACGTAGAGAACCAAGAACTTCTTGATCAATCTCAACTGTGATTTCTTGTGCTAGAGCAGCCATGATTTCTGCTTCAATGTCTAGGCCATGCATAGATTGTGCATCTTGTGCAGCTTCGAAAGTCCAGCGAGCGCTTAACTTACGAGTTTTGGCTTCAACAACTTGTTTTAAGATCTGTACGTTGATCTTACGGCCTGGTTGACCTTCTAACGAAGATGTGCTAGAAGCACGACCGGTTGTTAAAGAACCAGAATATGCTGTAGCAATCTTAAATGGGCTAAGTGCTTCGTCACCAGCAGTTGTGCTTGTGTCGAATGGACTTGGTGCAGTTGCAGTTGCAGTTTCTGCATAACGAACACGTAATGTGTGGATCTGTGCAACAGGTCCAGTCATTGGCTGAACACCAACGATTTCGTTAGCAATAACTGTAGGCATTACACGACGGATAACTGGTAGAATAACACGGTTAAGTGTAGCTACGTTACCTGCGCTTGTTGCGCCAGCAGTGGCATTTTCAGCCAAATGCTTACGGGTGTTCTCAAGGATAACGCCCATAGTGGTTCTGCGTGAACCGTTAAGACCTTCTAGCAGGGCGTCTTTTGTTTCGCCCCAACGGCCTTCTAATAGTGCTTGTGTCATTTTTTTTCTTTCCTTATTAGGGTTTACTTAAGCCCTGCTAAACGTTTAATTTCAATCACATTATTATGATCGAATTCAACGGCGACCTTAGCAGATTTATCTCCTGTCACTTCTACTCTGGATTCAACTAACACTGGAGCTTTTTCAGCTTTTGGTGTAGCAGAACTATTTAGAACTGCGGGTAGATACTTTTCATATGCAGATTGTAATTTATCAGTCTGCACTGTTTCAAGAAGTTGGCTCATAACAGCCTGCTTCTCTTTATTCAATGGTTTCATTAAATCACTCATTACTTTTTGTCGTTCTTGAGATTCTTTAATGATACGTAGTTCTCGGTCTTTTGATTCAACTAAAACAGATTTTTCAGCAGCAGCTTTTTTGGCCTCTGCAATCATTGCTTCTTTTTGCTCTAATGCTTTTGATAGTTTAGCAATTTGTTGATTCTCATTTAAATGAGTAATCGCAAATTCGCTAGCAAAAGCTTCGAAAAGTCGACGACCAAAATTGTTCTCGCGAGCAGTTTGGATGTCTTCTTTTAGTTGAGTCAACTCTGACTCTAGCTTGTTAGCCACAGATTCTTGTACAAGAGCAGCAGATTTTGCAACAAAAGATTTTTGTAGTTGTTCAAGCTTGGTTTTTGCTTCACGAACTAACTTAACTTTTGTTTCAACTACATCTTGTTTATCTTTAGCAAATTCTTGAATTTCTTCTGCAAGAGCACGGATAACAAATTTCTCAAGACGGCTTACGCTTTCTTTTTGAACTTTGCGATCACTACGCAATTCTTTGATTTCTTCTGCTAGTTTTCCAACTAAGAATTGATCAAATTTTCCAGCACTTTCTTGCATACGTTTGTTAAAACGTACACGATCAGCAGCTAGTTGCTCTTTTTCTTCTGCAAACTCACGAATTTCTGACTGTAGACTTTCTGTGACCATTTTGTCTAGAGCTTCGACCATTACACCTTTGTCGTGTTCATAGCGGTTGGCAAACTCTTCGCGAATTTCTGCGCGAAGTTGTTCACGTGCTTCATTTAACTTAGATTCCCAAGCTTCGCTGATAGCTTGCTTAGTGTCTTCGTTAATGATACCACTATCGATTAATGGCTTGATAGCATCAAACATGGATCATTTTCCTTTTATATTTTTAAGTCTTTTATGAGGCGTTTTACTTCCTCTTGAAAATACTTTTGGACTTTTTGATTTGCACCGGCATCTTTTGCCATTTCGAAAACTTTGTGTCCATGGCGCATATTCATAAGCCCTTCGTAAACAGCTTTTGGGTATGCATTGGGAGCACTAGGTTGTGCAACTATATCAACAGTGACTATTTCAAAGTCACTAACATGGCCCGAGCTTTCGTTAACGTTACCGCTACCTCTGCTGGACACTCCTAACTTCACTCCTGAGGTTAACATGGCTTCCACCAGTTTACCCATAGGAGTTGGAAGAATTTTTAATTTACCAAAACCATTTGGTCCATCCATCCACATATCTGTGATCATATGGCACACACGGTCTAAGTTAATTTTTAGATCATCGGGGTGGTCTAATTCGCCTAATACGCTATAACCACTTTTAACTTGTTTATTAATGGCTTCAACTGCATCTGTAATTTCATCAACAGGGTAAACACGCTGATTAGCATTTTTTACCCCACCTTGAATGAAAATACCTTTCATATACAGATTCTTACCGTTGCCATCAGCAGTGGACTCTGCCAGAACTTCCATTCTGGCATTGTCAAAAGATAAGTGTTCCTGTATTAAACTTTTCACAGTTTATCCCTTATTTGGCCAATGGACTTTTATCGTTTATTCCACCGACTTCATTCTTTGCAACCGAAGGAGCTTTGCTTTTGTAAGCAGATTTACCAGCATTAGCACCTGGGCTGTTTTGTACTTTACCAATTAAGTCCTGACCGCCTTTTAAAAGACCGCTGGGCTTTTTATTTGGTGTTCCGCTTGGATCAGACTCTGCACCACCTTTAGCAATATTAGCAGCAGTGCCTCCCATGTCGTTCTTACCAGCCACAACAGACTTAGTATTCAAACTGGCTGTACCGCCTGCACCAACTTCACCTGTTTCTGTGTTCTTTCCTGGGAATGGCTCACCAATTTTTTCCACGTATTCGCGGATCCATTCAGCTTCGGTCATCTTTTTTGCTTTTTTGTCTTTAAGCATTTCTTCTTTTTTAGACTTTTTAGCTTCATATACCGATTCGTCATATTCTCCCATGCTTTCAGGAGTTGGCTTACCTGTAGGGACTACAATAAGATTTTCATCCATATCTTCGTCTCCTTCGTCACCCATGCCCATGTCGTCGCCCATGCCGTCGCCCATGCCCATGTCGTCACCGCCACCCATTAAAGCATCAAATTCTGCTTTAAGTTCGTCTAGTGCATCTTCAAGGTCCATTACGCGATTTTCCATGTCGTCACCACCGTCCATGCCCATGTCGTCGTCACCACCGTCCATGCCCATGTCGTCGTCACCACCGTCCATGCCCATGTCGTCGTCACCGCCGTCCATGTCGTCGCCTTCATCGTCACCCATGCCGTCATCTTCGGCTTCTTGCATTCCTTCTTCGTCGCCAGTGATTTCGTCTACCATAGATTCGACTTCGTTTCCACCGACTTCTTCAAGATCTTGTTCGTCAATTAACGATTCGTAGATATCACGCGATTTTTCAACCACAATTTGGTGGAAAAGTTCGCGAGCTTTATCTTCTTGCTCGTTAATAATGTATTCAATTAGTTGCTCATATTTTGACATATTTGTGTTCCTTTTAAAAATATGTTTGTGAATTCTGTATAGTTATTTACAGAATATGAGCATTTAATGGGTTAAATGGGCGTTTTTTGAATGTTTTTAAAAATAATTAAAGCCCAGCACTGGCTTCGGCTGCCGATTTATACTGAGTAGAAACTTTTTCCAGTTTCTTTTCATGCTCTAATTTTCTAGTGTCATTCATAATGCGAAGTTTATTCAAACGGTCCAAAGTTAATCGTGTTTTTCTAGTGTCATCAATTTTAATGACACTATTATCATCTTTTTCGCTACGATAACCGTCTGGTATCTCATTATAAAGTTCTAAGAGCTGCATCAGGTATTTACCAATTTATTAAAATCATAGGGCCCCAGTGGGAGCTGGCGCTGCCGCTGCTGCTGCTCCAGGCGATGGAGCTCCTACTTCTGCTGGTGGTGCAGCACCTGCTTCACCTTCTGCCGGTGGAGCTGCCGCTTCTAAATCAGCATCTAATCCGCCTGGACTAATGCCAATACTACGTAGACCTGCTTCGCCTGGCGGTGCTTTGTCTACATCTCCTTGCTCTTCTGCCCACATGCGTTCGTTATCAGCCATTTCTTCTTCAGTCAATCCAAGATATCGTGTTAGTAAGAAGCGTTTGCTCAAATACGGAAAAGCTTCTAATTGCGTAAACGATCCAATTCTAGACTGATCTACTTCAGCTTGACGATAGCTGGCAAAGTTTTGCGGTTCATTGAACTGTAATTCAAACAAGTTACTGTCAATGTTAATACCCCTCCAACGAAGGAATAATTTAAACTCTTGATCTAACTTTTCGCAAATCATACGCTGTAAACGCATACAATATTGGTTAAATCGCCATTCTTGAATCAGGGCAGTTCCTACTCTACCGTCACTGAACGAATTTGGATTACTAG